GCTCTTCCGATCTGGGAAGAGTGATTTTGATGGTAAGGATTTTTTGGGTGTTTTTGTCTGTGGGTTTGTCGGCTTGCTCGGGTAGCTCTTGGCAATATGTCAGGCTTGAGAACGAATTGCCTGACTCAGGGTGTGTTTATAAGATGCAGGAATCCTGCAGCCTACCTTTAAATAAATGCTACAACTGGCATAAGCAACGCGCTGTTAAGTTCGATGCCAATACTGTGTTATTGACTAACAAAGATAATCTCAATCAAGGATCTGCAAACTTTTGGACTGGTACCGCTAGATCAAACGAACAGATTGCAACCATTGCTGAATACTATTTTTGCAATGGACCTAAGAATATATTACCGCCTAAAAACTAAACAATCTCAGACAATCTCTAGGATTTCAAAAGCTTTCTGATTAAAGTTTAGATAAGGGGTTTTTAGTGGCGATAGCTGGGAAAATCGCCCTAAAAAGTTACGCTGATTTGAGAATGATATTTCAGCATCATCGGCAATCAATAAAACCTCTTTTGATATGCCGCACTCTTCGTCAAGTCTGGCCGCTAGCGCATACGCGTCATAGTTATTGATGTAATCGATTGCAAAGCTGAATTTCCGTCTAAACGGCTTTTCGTCGAAATACTCAACGCCGCCCAGTGATTCCTGCACGATTGTTTCGTTTTGATAGGAAAGCTCAGTGCCACGGGATAGCCCCTGTTTAAACTTGATTGCATCCCCCACAAAAATTCGGCCAATTTTCACATTATCGCCGCCCACTATCGCCTCAATAAAAATTCTTATGTACTGCCTTCGCGCTCCAACTGGCGCCACAAAGAAAATATTCTGCCTTTGCTGTGAAGGGTTTGGGTTGTCAATTGGAAGGCTGAGCCACCCAGTTGAAAATAAATCAGTCGTAAACCCTAAATCGCTAGCTGTTTCAATTTTGTACTTTTGCGCTGGTTTAAAGTTTGTATTGATTACTCCCAGCACGGCCCAGTTTGAATAGATTGAGGGTAGCGATATAGTGAAGATGGTAAATGATGTGATTAGGTTTGTTTTTGCGTATCGCCCTAAAATCCTGTCCTTTATATTGCTCAAAGGGTACCCAGAAACAAAAGTATCAGTACAGTGTAGGCTGCTTGATTCGATTAAATTGTTAAATCCAATGTAAGTACTCATGCTGGCCCCCATAGCCCTAATTGAATCTGACCTTTTCGGTAATCTGCTTCTGATGAAATGATCTTTAGTACTTTTCCTGACTGAAGTCCAAACCTCTTGTATGTAATCTTTATGTCTGAACCGACCTCAAACGATGCCGCATTTGCCGGATTGATTATTACAACTACTTTTATAAGCACAGACCTGTATTTTAAAATAGTCAGCCGCCTCAGCGCTTCAGTATTTGCATCAGTTGCAGATATAAAATACCCGTCTGCTGTGATGTCTTGAGCTGACAAGTGCGCTGTCTTTACGCTTGAGTCTGACCGCTCCTCAGTTCGCCATTCCTGCGCGTAAAAAGCCCGGTCAGCATCGCTAACACTGCCAGCCAGAGTATCAGTTGTTTGTATCGTCCAATTCTTCACGCAGTTCATAGCATAGCGCCACACTGGCGAATTCACGCTGTTTGCCCCGATCTGCTCCTGCTCAATACTTAATATCTCAAACTCATCGATTGACGCTAAATAGGTCGTGCCTGGAAAGCTCAAAATTTTGACTCGAAAACGATTAAGGTTGTCGAATCCGTACCAAGCACCGACCGACCCACAGACCAAATTAATAGCATCCTCGACGGTCATTTCATCGGTAATATTAATGCCTAAAGGGCTATTGTTTGCAGACTCTAATGCCGAATAATCAGGGCTGTGCATTGATATGCCTATGGCGTTAATCAGCGCCGCTATAATGTTTGCAGCCGACGCAAGCGGGTAAGAAGTTGGTGCAAGGTCAGCCGTAATTACTCCCGCCGGCGAACTCCCCAGTCGAAACATGCTTTCATCCAGCCAGACTTTAAAGTGTCCTGGTGAAATACTGGTGTCTGCCAACATTTCCGCCTTTGAAGCGTAAACGTCTTGGAAAGATAGTGGAACCCCTTTGTCCCGGATATATGCAAACAACATAGCGCTAGATGAAAACTGATAAATTAGTTTTGTAGCGCTAACTTGAACCCCAGCAACATTACGGCACTGGCCAAAAAATAAAGGCTTCCGCTTGCCCTTCAGGTCAGGCCCGCCTTCGGTGTCGCTGTTTCCAGCGTAAATAAAGGGCTGCACGGGAACATCTAGCGCTTTTGTCTTATCTGTAAGTCTGATCGATATAAATTCATAACCAATCGCAACATTGGCAACACTCGCCGCAATAATGGATGTAAACGCTGCATAATTCGCGCTTTCATCACCAACAAGTAACCTATAATCCCGACCGTCAAAAGAATACTCGCCCAGATAATCCAGCCCTCCGTCTAGGTTTGCCAGCGTCATTTCGCCGTAGCTTTTTTGTTGCGCTCCACCGATGTTGCCACCGTCAAAAATAGACCTCGATATGAGAGCGGGCTGCCTTATTCTCGGGTGGTAAAAATTACCACTTGCGTCGGTGTACCCTTTGCCTGAGCAAAATCTAAGGGTTTCGACTGTACTTGTTGCCAGGTTATAGGCCTGTATTTCTGCCAGATAGATTAAGCTCATGCAGCCGCCAATGCTTTAAGCTTTGCAGCCCTTGCCGCTGCTTCAGTGTTTTCATTAGCTTTATCTAATCGCTCCAACATGGCTTGAATAGATGACTGTTGCAACCTAACCAACGCTTGCAGTTCCTTGGTTTGCTTTTCCAGTTCAGCCACTGCTTTTTGATTGCCAAGGCTGATAATCGACTGAGTGTCGCGGTTGTTGGTGATCATCGTTGGGTGGGTAAAATTCAGCAGCTCTGGTCCTGCTTCGTTAAATACCGTAGGGCCGCTGGTCATGCCGCCGCTGGCCCTGAATTTTACCGTTCCGCCTTTATTCAAATCATAAGCAGGCAGCATGTCTTTGTACCAATCCCTGTCAACTTTTCTAAGCGATTTATCCTTAGTATTTTTTAAAATCTCATAATAATCAGCCGTGTCCTGTATCGACTTAATGGCCATTTCCTCTTTGCCTAACTCGTGCCAAAACATATAGTTTTTGTACTGATTGTTAGCCACGGTTGCAGCCGCAATTTCATCGACTAAATCCTTATTTTTAAGCCCATTTGATTTGGCGTCATCTACCACTTTTTGTTTAGCCGCGCGGTTTTCAACTAAAGTGTCATACGTGGTTTTTTGTGTGGTTTCTGGAGTGGGTGTCACCGGGCTAGGTGTTGTGGTATTGCCTAAAATCTCATCAAATTGCACACCCAGGCTTTGCACAAACCCGGCTAAAATCGTGTCCAATATTTGCAGACTGGATGCCATAGAGCTATTAGCCGAATCCATGGCATATTCCAGAGACCCAGACGCAACGTTGGCCGCCTCGGCATTGGCTGCCGTAGCCGCTGAAATATCCTGCATCGATTTATCAATGCCACCTATTCCTTTGGTAATACTGTCTTTACCGGCATTCACCACCTGCAATGCAGCGGTTGTCGCTTGTGAGGTTAACGAGGCATCATTGCCAGCGTTGACAAACAGCGTGTTCATGTCCGTCAACGCCTTAGTCATCACTGATTTTGATTCAGAGACAATTTGATTAGCCGCCTGTGTTGCGCTGGCACTGTCTCGGGTACCGTTGGCCAGACCGGTAAATACCTCATTCAGAGACGATAACTTTGATGTCATCGTCTCGCGGGCCGTATCAACAACAGACTTTGCAGCAACCGTGTACTGTGATGATTGCATCACATCTTGAGTGATGCCGGTAAATGCACTTTGCAGCGTTGTTAGGCTACCGCTTATCCCGTTTTTAGCCAGGTTGATTATGTCGACTGCTTCCGCTGCTTTTTTAGCAGCATCCACTACATTGGCCGTGCTGATCAATGCTTGCAACGAGGTTTGTACGGTATCGACAACCTTCACATAATTAGCGTCTGATGCATAAAATTCACGCGCTACTGTGATGTATGACTGCGCAACGCCGGTTATTTTATTTAAGGCGTCTGTATTGCCTGATTGCGCCTGAACAAGCGTTTCTTGATATTGCCTGTGTGCTTCTTTGAGTTTTTCTTCTGGGGATAAAACCGATAGATTACCCAGTACCAGACTATCCAAAAACTCTTTAATCGATCCAAACGACTGACGTACTTTAGTGATCAAAGACACTTCGTTGTCATAGCGAGTTTTAAGCGCTTTTTGTATCTTCGCCGTTTGATTAATCGCCTGCGTGGGGTCTGTCATAGTTTTGAGCGCGGCTATCATGGCGTTAATATCGCCAAAAGGTAGCGGTTTTCCGGTGATGCTGGCCAGTGATGTGGCTATTTCATCCCGGGCACTGGTAAACGAGGTGAGAATTTTTGTTTTCAGCTCGGCAAAGGCCATGCCGGTTAAGCGGCTCATCTCGGTTAAATCCAAACCGGCTGCATGCCAGTTGGCGCGGGCATCGATCAGGCTTAGGTTAAGGTTGTAAATCTCAGAGCGTAGCGTGGGGGCCAATCCGGCCAGGTTGCGTAAACCGCTTTCAGCATTTTTAGCCAGGTCTTCTTGGGCGGAATAATACTCGTCTGCAGCGCCTGCCAGGTCGATCAGTTGAAAATACAATTGCCGCCCGGCAATCGTGCTCAAGTCTTGGGCTCTGGCTAGATCGCGGTAGGCTTCGCGGCTGGCTGGTAGGTTGCCGCTGTCAGTAAAGACGGCATCCAGGCGGCGTTTGGCGTCGGCTACTTGCTCGGTTTTTGTATAAAACGCGCTGAAATAGTCTTGAAATTGGCTGCTGAAATCTTTGATGCTGCCGAATAGCGTCGATAAGTCGTCTGATATGCGGGTGATATCGCCGTTGTAGCTTTGTCCGGATGAAGCCAAAGCATCCTTAACAACAGCATTCTGAATTTTTAAGCGGCTGGCGGTTTCAAATAAACCTTCGCCCATCTTTTGATATTGTTTGACCAAGTCATCAAAGATTTTGCCAGTCATCCTATCCAGCTGAGTGGATAACACGTTATTCAGTTTTTTTGCAGCCTTGGTACCGTTTAAGTCTGTTAAATCAACCCTTAGATCAGGTATTTTGTAATTCAAGATATTTTGAGTCACATCCAGACCAAACGAATCGGCCATCGATAGCATCGATTGACCCATTCCCTTAAAAATCTGCGTTAATCCACTTTTTATGCCCGCATCTAATGGACCAAAAACCTCTTCAACAGTTGTTTTTTTACTAAACCAGCTTTTTTTGGTTTTCGTGATTTCGGTATATTGCTGCGCATTGATTTCAGCACCTTCCAAAATCTTGCTCATCAATGTTTTGCCTATCAAAACACCCTGACCAGTCACTTCATATTTGATTCGTCCAAAAAGACCGCCAAAGATAAATTTTTCCAGGGCATTTGTGATCGGCGAGACATAAGGGCGGTTTTTGATGTTTTGCGGCCCAAATACATACGATGACGGCGGCAATGTCACGCTTTTAAGTCCCCCTGATTGAAACAGATTGGTTAATGAATTGGTGATGCCTTGTTTTAGATTGGTTACACCTTGATTAATCCCCTGCAATTCACGATATTCACGGGCATGAATGTCTTGCAGCAAACCATATACGTTATCAATCGACTCTGATTGTGCGGTTGGATCGCCAAGCACGGTACCGGAATCTGGCGCGGTATCCAGTTTAGCCACTTTGCCTGAGCCACCGAATTGAAACGTCCCAGCACCCGCAGCACTCAACACACTACCCACAATCGCCGCCATCGCCGCAATACGGGCAAAGGCGGTGTAGGGATCGCCTTGGCCTTGCGTCAAAACAGCACTCGCCGCTTTAGCACCCAACCCGGCCAAATCTGCAGCACGCTCTGCAACACTGGCCGCCAGTGCTACCACGTTAAACGCTCGGCGGGCATTGGTGTTTTGTGCGTACATGTTGGCCGTAGCACTGGCCATTTGCCGGATACCGGATAACGAGTCTTTAAGCTGTTGACGCTCCAGAACTTGTTGCTGTTTTTGCAGTTTGACTGCATTCTTGCGGTAATCTTCGCCGGTATTTAAACGGGCGTTTTCACTCTGGGCTTCGGCATTTTTTCGCAGCTCTTCATTGGTTTTTGCAATATTATCGGTCAGCGTGTTAAACGCACCGGCCAGAGTGTTGATGCCGCCCAGCGAACTATCAAATATCGAAGATGACACATCACCAAAATTCTGAGAACTTTTAGCCGCAGAATCCAGCGATTGAATGTAGCTATCCAGCGCTTGTTTAGCCTGGTTGGTTTTTTCGGCATTGGCCTCAAGGCCTTGGTTCTGATCAAACCGCGCCATAACCGGTGCGGCTTGCGCATCACTTAACCCGGCTTGCTTAAGCTTTTCTGCATACAACTCGCGCACAGATAAAGTCAGCTGCTGATATCGGTCGACCTGCTCATTAATCGCCTGGATCTGTGCTTCTTGTGATGCTTTGGCCACGCTTTCAGCATCCGCCATCGCCCATTTCACAGCCAGTGACGCGCGGATTTGCTCAACCTCAGCGCCTTTGGCTTTAGTCAACGCATTTTGCAGCTCGATAGATCGCGCACGGGCAGTATCAGACAATCCAATCAGCTGAGTTTCTTGTTGAATCGCTGCCAGGGTTTTTCCTACTTCATCGCGTTCTGTTTGATAGGCTTTGGCAGCTTGCTTGGCGGCACTTTCAGCGGCTGAGGCTGCGCTTCTGGCATGGGTTTCTTTATCTTTTGAGCGTTTTTTTTGCTTTTCTGCGGTTTCCGCGTCAATGTCATCCAGCCATTGCTGGGTTTTGGCGATTTCGGCGGCGCTGTTTTTAACGATTTCGGCTTGTATGGCGGCGGCTTGTTGTTTGGTTTGCTGCTTTTTGAGGCTGTCACGTCGGTTAACTTCAATGCCAATGTCATAACCTGTGTAATCCGCCATGGCTTGGCCGACAAATCCCATGCTTTTAAACGTGTTGATTCGTGCTTCGGCTTGGGCGATTTGTGCATCAACCGTATTGCTTAAATCACGCTCGATGACGTTGATTAGGTCTGTGACTGAGCTGATCAATCCCTTGATGATGCCTTCGCCTTGGCTGTTTAACAGCGTATCTTCAAACCTTGTCCAGCTATCCGATAAATTGCTGATTTTACCGTTGAGCGTATCCATTGCACCGGCATTACTGCCGCTGGCCAATTCGCCCATTTTTATGATGACCTGATCAATCACATCACGCGTTAACTGGCCTTTTTCGGCCATGTCTTGCAACTGGGCGGTGTTTTGTCCTGTGGCCGCAGATAGCAGCGTAAAAATAGGTACGCCACGTTCAGCCAGCTGCATCAATTCTTCGGCTTGTAGTTTGCCTTTGGCATAGGCTTGGCCTAATGCGGTGGTGATGCCTTCCAGGGTTTCTTGTGATCCGCCCAATTTGGCGGCCTGGTTGGTGATGGCTTCCATGACCTGCGCAGTCGGGCGGATGCCAAAGTTCTGCAGTTTGATGTAAGCCTTGGTCAGTCCATCAATCTCAAACGGGGTATTGACGGCAAAATCTTGGATAAATTTAAACGTGCGTTGGGCGTCGGCTTGTGAACCGGTGATGGCGGTTAGTTGCGCCCGTAAGCCTTCCATGCTGCGGTTTGTGTTAATGATATCTTTAGCCAGGCCTGCGCCTAAACTAATCCCGGCAAAACCAATCGCGGCATTTTTGACCGCATTGAGTGCAGAAGACAACCCCGCCACGCCTTGTGCTGTATCTCTGGCGTGTCTTTGCGTTTGGGCAATCGAGGCATTAAGCCTGTTGATATCGCTGGAAACCTGGGCGCTGCCATCCGATTTGATTTTGATGCCTAAAACTACATCAGCCATTAATCCGCCTTTTCATTCAAAATTGCCAGCGCCGTGCGTTCCATCAGCTGAATATCTTCAAAAACGCCTGCTCGTGCTTTGGGTTTTACGGTTAAATCCAGAACGGTTTTTACGCCAGGGTAATTCAGCCCAACCACGCCACCCATGGCGCCGTAAATCCATTGGGTTGATATCGCCTGCCAGGTTTTAAAGCTCAGCCAGTTTTCAGGGTCTATCAATATCTCCGATTGCACCAGATTTTCTCTGGCTTCCTGCATCGACATGCCCATCATGTCAGCCAGGGCTTTTAACTCTTTATCGCGGCTGCCTGCACTAGCCCAGGCTTCAGCGATTTCTATCAGTTTTTTCTTTTTTGCCCGCCTGCCGCGCTTTCAAAAAAGGCTTCGGTAATGGCCGTGCTGATTTGTGGCACCTGGTTTAACAGCAAGCGCAACTGCTCATCATTAAATTGCTGGCTGCCGTTGATTTCAACTTCCTGCCATCCGTCCATAAATTTGCGCAGATACTCGATATCGGCATTCAGGATTTCATCAGCGGATTTGATCGACTGACGATCGGGTGTTGATTCGTTTTGTAGTTCAATCAAGGCATCACGATTAAAACGCTTAAATAGCGCTTTGATTTGATGGGTTTTTTGATTGCCGTTTTCGTCGATAACGGTAAATTTAACCGGGTAAGCGTAAGTTGGCGATAGATCGAGTTTAAACATAAAAGCCTGTATTAGTGGTTTTGAGACTGGATAAAAGCCAAAACTTGACGATGACTCATGCCAGAGTTAATCAAAGCCAGCCAGTCGAACTTATCAATCCGCGCAAGCTTTGAGCTTTCCACCTTAATCAACTTCTCAATGATGACTTTTGGCATTTTGTTTGAGTCGATGATTATCGAGACCTTGGTGACGCCTTGGTTAACGTAATCAATCTCTAGCAAATCGAGCAATTCTTTGTTATTTATAAACTGTCGCATAGTCATCAAAGGGCGGCACATCCTTGTGCCTAATTGAAAAGGTTAAGTGTTAAGTGTTGTATCTGACCGCTTCAGCAGCAAAGGTCAAATCCAGCTTGGCGGTAATCGCCTCGTCTTTTGCAATATCCGGTGTTTTAGATAGCGACCAATACGCATTTGATACAGTTCGTGATCCATTGGGGAACACCATCATCATGGCCGATGGAGTTAATGAATCAGACGCTGCAGTCAATGTGGCATACCAAGCCAGCGCCGGGTCATCGTAAATGACCAAACCCAGCGCAGACGCTGAACGGCCTACGGGTACCTGTTTGTCCACAAAATCATCCATGGATGAGATATCAGCAAATTTGATATCGCCGCCGGATGGGCTCATTGATTTGATCTGAGACAAAGTATCCCAGGCAGTGATTCGACGAGCGGTACCCGCACCAGAACCCGCATATTTTGTGGTGTCGGTGGTGTTGATGCCCTCTAGTGTTACCAGGTTTGTCGATTTGGCACTGACACGAACTACTTTTTTGTCCAAACGTCCCCATGCAGAGGAAATCTCGATGTAATCACCGACAATAATGGTCGATGCATCGGCAAATGTAGCCACAGCAGGGTTAGCGTTGCTGATGCTCGATATCACCAAATTACCGCCGTAGGTTTTACCAACTTGCAGTGAAGTACCGGTTGCAATGGTAATCATAATTACTCCTTGTCTTTTGATTTAGCGGCTTTGTCATCCACAAAAACCGCGTGTTTAGCATCCACTAGCGCTTGAGCTTCTTGAGCAGTCAGCGTCAGTTCCTGATCGATCGTGTACTCCACGCTGAGATAACGTGTCGCTTCAATAAATTTAATGGTTTTCATCATGTCCTCGTGGTGGTTATGCAGTGGCCTTTAGAAAGCTTTTAATCAGCTCGTTTTGAATTAATTGATCGATGTCAGCAATATCCTGAGCCGTAATGCCCAAAAAACTTCGCGCGGGCAGCGTGGTTTTCCACTCGGATTTTGAGCCGAGCAAGCTGCGCAGTATCAAACCGGCCTGACCAATTTTTAAATTTTGTACAATCCATTTCAGCGTGGGCGTTTTAAATCCTTTGCCTTTGCTGCGGTATTTAAAGCCAGCTTGCAACAAGGCTTTGGCTTGCTGACGTGTCGCCGGATCGCTGCGGGTACCGCTTTGTGCTTTAAACTGGCTTTTGTTGAAACTTTGGGTAAATCCGTATTGGTGTTTTGCAGCAATCATGCCTTCAAACGGATTAGACCAGCCAACATAAGCGCCGCTGTCTGTTACTGTGGATCCGATACGTCGAATCAATCGCGCCAACATCTTGCGTCGTCGGTTTTTGGAGTGCGGGGTAAACGCGCGGCCTTCCAAATCGGTTTGTGCTGCAATCCGCTGCTTGGCGGCTTTGATCAACTGCCGGGCGGCCACTGTAAACAAGCGTTTGCGCAAGGCAGGCGATTTAACCTGCTCAAAATTCAACCGGATGTTTTCAGCGCCGCTGACGTTAATCTCAAGCATCGATCGAAAACTCCATGCCGTTAAACATCAAACTGCCGCCGGTTTGCTGGGTGGCTGTGATGTACTCACGAAACGTTAACCGAATCTCAATGTCTGCTGTAGCCGCGTCGATCACTTCCACGTTAACCGGAAACGTGTAATCCGTGCGCTCGTTGTCGTTGTCCAACAACCATGCCGCCACCTGAGCAAACAGCACATTGGCCGAAACCTGTTTATGTGGATAACGCTCGATAAAAATCACCGCCGTGTAATCCATCCCGCACACTTTAATCTGTGTCGCGCTGGGTACCGGGTGGCCGCCTGGGATAATGATTAAATCATCCACTACCGCCGATAGCTGCTCTGCGGAAAACAGATTCAGATTCAGTAAAAACGTGGTCAGGGCAGTCAGCTTGATCATTCGTCATCCTCGTGACGTCTACCACGACTGGCCAATTTATTGAGCGCTGCCGTGATGCCTTGAATCGTCAAATTAGTTTCTTTTTGCCGTTCATCTACGATCTTGCTCCACGCTGCCCGCTCTTCTGCATGCAGATCCAGCATTTGCTTTTGATCTTCCCGATGCATGGCATATATTTTGGCCTGGGCAATCAAAAATATCCCTAACATCACGAATAATGCCATGATGATTAAGCCGATTAAGCCGCCTTGCCCTGCCCATACTTCCGGGTTTGCTATTTTGTCCATGTTTTTATAACTTTTATAAGTTGGCCGGATGAAATGGGTGACTGGTTGACTGCCAACATCCAACATCAATGCCTTCGTCTGGTTTTGGTTCATTGTTGATCGATGTTGGGGAAGGATTAGCTCCCCAGTGATTGACACCCGTTGCAATTGGGTTGGCCGTGCCTGCGGTGACTGAACCATCTGATCCTACATTGACCGTGCCACTTGCCCCGTTCAAATCGTATCCCAGCGCTCTCCATGCCGTTAAATCCGCAGCATTTGCAGCCACTTTACGACCGTACACGGAGCCACGCTTATCGTTGATATTGCCGTCGATGTTTACGGTTGGCGATCCATTCAGCGTTTCAACCCATACCGCTCCGAAATCGGTAAACCCAGCCTGTATCGATATGTCGCTGAAAACATTGTTATAGATGTTGTAGGTATGCCCGGTCACTGAGGCATGTGGGGCAATTCTTACAACTGTGCGAGCATATACGCCACCTGATACCGTGTTGTCAGTGATGTTAGTGACACCATTCGCTCCGCCAGTTGAACGCATCACGATCTGGAATACCTCGGATGACGATACTGAAACGGCATATGGCTGAATCCTCATGTTTTTGGCATGACATCCGGTAATATCCAGTTTGGTGTAATTGCAGTCAGTAGCTATAAACCGTTTATTTACACTGTTTCCAACAACCCCATTAATTTTGATTTTTGGATAGTTGTGCGCTAGTGTCGTGCCTAAAAAGACCGCGCTACCACGAGAACCTGATGCGGTTACGCCGTTTGGCACCGCATCGTATTGGGGGCCACCGAAATTGCAGGTGCCTGGATTAATAACAATCGATGCTATATCACCGCCTTCAAATCCGATCGCAATACCCCCATCGAAATCACCGACAAATGTAGGTTTACCTGTCGCTATATCTATCTCAGGAATCGAACCACAGTTATTAGTCACCCAGTTGTAAACTTCTAATTCGCCGGTGCCGGTATACATGCCCCCGACTTTTCCAGGTCGAGGATGTGAACCTGCGAGCTTAAATCCGCCGCCTGATATACAGTTGCTGACCGTTCCATTTAATCTGACTCGATTACCGCCACTTATCCAAATGCCATCTTTTGTGTTATCACAAACAAATGTGCCGTTTTTGTTTCCGACATCGGTACATTGATCAATCCAAACGGGGGCCGACTGATAGTAGATAGCACCTGTGTTATTGATCGTGAACTGACCTTCAAACTCAATGCCTGATTTACCGGTGGCAAAAATCATCCCCCCATTCCAGGATTCTGCATTACTGACAAACCAGTAGGATGCGCGAATGTTTGAATTGCTTGGATTTTGACCGGCTGGAAATCTCACATACAAAGCTCTGGTAATCGTGTCGAGAGTCTCTGTGATGATCGTCCATTCGCCAGGCTGAATAGCGCCTTGCACGGTTGCTGCTGAGTTGGCATAAAGTGACAATGACATCCTGGCAAATGCAATCCCATTCACTAACAAATGACAGGTTTCGTAAACGCCTTTTTTCCAGATATTCAAGCCAGCGTCAACTAAATACCAGGGTGCATTAGTCACTTTTTGATAACTATATGAGCCTTGCAGCTTAATGCCATTAGAACCGCTTAAATCGGTTGAGCCGTCAAATATGGCATTTTCTGAAATAACTCTTAATCCGCTGGCGGGGATTGTCAATGGTTCGTAGTGTTGACCGTGCAGAATAAGCGAGTCCCCGTCAACTGCGCCGATGGAATTGTTATTGACGCTTGCAAATCCATAAATATTATTGTGCGAATTTGTGCCGGTGCCGCTGGGGTAAATGTGAAATTCTTTAGCCATATTAAACTCCCTGTTCCAAATTTATGGTTGCCGTTCCGCCGACACTAACCCAGGCACAAAATTTGTTTTCTTCGACATAAATATTGGCAACAACACCAGGCCTAATCAAAAATCTATTTAAACCGGGAACTCCATTGTCTCGATTAAATTTAGCTTCTGCCGCATCTAAGCCAAGTCCAAAATAAACTTTATTGGTCGATGATTTATTGGTCACTTTTAATGTCGTTACGCCAGTAGCAATGCATTGATATAAGTCTGATCCATCCGTATTGGATGATTTGTCTGCGCTAAAAATAGTATTAATAAAACGATTTATTAATGTTTTTAAGTTAATACGTTTTTCATCGCCTAAACCCGCATTTTCATTATGAACGACGATCCAATCATTTAAATTTGGAGTTTCTTTAACCGGTCTTTTTTTTACGTCACTCATTTCAATATCCTATTTATTAAAGCAACGCCACATGAGCGCCTGCAGTCGCGGTTTTAGTTTCTAATGGCAAGATCTTGGAAAACAGTTTTTGTACAGCTTGAGCCGATTGATTAAGCCAATGTTGTTCGGTATCCGGCTGGTCTTTTATGTCGTTTTCTGCGACTTGCCGCTGGTTCATGCTGTTGAACTGTTTTAATAAAAACGCTTTGGCATAGCTGTAAACGGCATGGCTGTATAAGATGACAAACCGATCACTGTCGGATAAATCATCCGGGTTGGCCAGCACATAGGCATCGGCTGTGACGTGTCCCAGATCGATCATCGCCAGCTTGACAGGTTCCAGATCCATGTTCACATTCACCACGCCCAGCGTCAGGCCCCATTTAATGGCCTCGTTATCGTATTCTGCCGGTATCCGGTAGCGGCTCATCAGTTCGCCCAGGTCAAGATCAAACCAAAAGCCATCGTTTACAAACGGGCTTGGGGTGGTTAGTGATGGCTTGCCGGTTAAACTCATGATCAATCCAATTTAGTGCCAGGCAAAACAACCGTTCGATAACATCGGGTGTCGCGAGTATCGAGAGGTGATTGCCAGCCTGGGCTTGAGGAGTTTGTTAGTT